TCTCCCCACCTCCACCAGAAGTGCATGTGTTAGATGAAAGAAACCATTTTATGGGCTCTAATGGGTGTGCTTCTGATGGGGGTGACTAGGTTTCGACAGGGCAACAAGTACAGAAGTGGACAACTTGTCAGAGAAGACATTAAAACTAAACAAAAGTAAAAGTAAACGCAAACGACTCACAGTTCGCATTAGCAGCCTAAACACTGCTTAGGGTTTCGGTAGGTTTCCTCGTAACAGAATAACCTACCATTTTTAAAATAAAAGGAAAACTTAATGAAAATGAAAATCGCCTTTATGGCAACCCTACTAGCAATGGCTGGCGCAGCGTTTGCACAATCATCTGTTACTGTTGTATATGGTGTTCAAGAAGGAGTACCATCTGGTGTCCAAAGTCATATCACAAACTTTGTCGGAAGAACTTCTATTAACAAGAACTTTACTGTTGATGGTGGAATTTATACCACTACAGCTGATGTAGCAAGATCTATTACTAATCGTTATGAAATTGGCGCTACTGGTGGTTATGACCTTACATCTATTATTCGTGGCGATGTTCGTGTTGCAACAGGTATGAAATCAGTTTCAGCTCAACAAGATTTTGGTTACTACTCAGTAGAACCAGGTGTTAACGCTAAATTTGGTGATATTACTACTCGTGTTGCGTATCGTTTCCGTACTGCATATGATTCAACTGCAAATGCAGATACTTCGAACTCAATGCGTTATTCAGTTGGATATAACGTAACTAAACAGGATAGAATTTCAGTTGGTTATGATCGTGTTCGTGGTGATGGTGCTAATAACTCTACAACTGTTTCTTACACTAGAGCATTCTAAATGATTGTTAAACCACTACGAAAAATGGTTTTGGTTGCTGAAAATGCAGTTGATCAAACAACTGAATCAGGTATCATTCTAGATGGAACTACATCTAATCGCGAATCAAAAACTGGAACTGTTTTAGCAATAGGTTCTGAAGTCACTGCAGTTAATGTTGGTGACAAGATCTATTTGGAATGGAACAAAGGTCAAGTCGTTAAGATTGGCGATGCCCAACGTGTTATGATCAAAGAAGAATTTATTGTTGCAGTGGTTGATTAATGCGAGGAGCAGTAGTTGCCAATGGTCCAAGTAGAAATAGGTTTACTAATACTGATGGGTATAGTTATACTATTGGTTGCAATATACCATGGACCAAAGTAGATGCTACTGTTATCCTTGATGGTAATGTAGTAGAACGCTGGTCAAGAGACCTGAGATTGATTTCTTGTCCAGCCTTTTTTACAACCAGAGCATGGCGATCTACTGATGAATATAAAATTCGCGAATATATATTAGACAACAATCTGTTTATTGACTTGATGTCAGATGCTACAGAATTTTATTCTGCTGGCCATGTGGCTGCTATGATTATGTGTGAGAATGATTTTACAGAACTCGACATATATGGAGTTGACTCTATGTTTGAAGATACTGTTGATAGTTTTACTAATACGTTGATAAATGACCATAATCCTGATTCTGAGGTTCAACGTATAGTGAATTGGAGGTTGAATTGGGATAAACTCCAAAATGATTATCCCGAAGTTACTTTTAATTTTATAAGGAAATGAGATGAAATATTTGCTAGTACTACTTACGTTGGCATTCACTTCTGCGACATTCGCAGCAGAGCCAGCAAAGAAAGAAGAAAAGAAGCCAGAAGTTAATTGCGTAACCAAGGATAAGAAGGGTAATTGTCCTCCACCACCAAAGTCCGCAAAGCCAACTCCAAAGAAAAAAGCTGAAGATAAGAAGTGATTTATTAAAACTATGGATAAATGTTTAACCACTTATATTAAAAAATATAATTTTTTAGAACTATCTAAATGTCATGAAATATGTAAGGAGTTAAACAATTGTTCTGAAGAATTTTCAAAACATTTGTATTGGAATAATAAAAAACAACAATATAACTCAATAAATGGTAACAAAGAACTAGATATTTCTTTTGTAAATATACCAAGTACTGAATATATAACTAATCAAATTGTAAATGCTTACGCTTCTTATATGAGTGATTTAGATTTTAATTGGTTCGATAAAGGTAGCTTAAATAAATTTTCTAATATTAAATTTAACAGATATAAAACAACTAACATTATGTCTGAGCATTGTGATCATATACATGACCTCTTCGATGGCCAAAACAAAGGTATTCCTATACTAACAGCTTTAGTTATGCTAAATAATGACTATACTGGTGGTGAACTTGTATTTTTTGGGGACCAAGTTATTAGTGTTGATGCTGGTGATATACTAATATTCCCTTCTAATTTTCTCTATCCACATAAAGTGAACCCAATATTATCTGGAACTAGATACAGCTGTGTATCTTGGGCTTGGTAATATCCTAAATAAATTACACTGTGGGTTGTTAGATCCCAATAAAACTAACATTACACATAACACACAAAGGAGTTAAACTATGAGTAATATGACCCCGTTCGAGATTCGCCTTGAACTACTAAAAATGGCGAAAGACATGCTTAACGATGAGTACTACGGTAAGCGTGAAGTAATTAGCAATGAATGGTCTACAAAGGTAGAAGTTGCTAAAATCAATGGTGGTGAGATGCCTGTTCATCCAGGGTTTCCAGCTTATCCATCCGAACTCGAAATCATTTCAAAGGCTCAGACCCTAAATGGTTTTGTTTCAAACATCCCACTAGATACAAAGACTATTAGCAAAAAGTCCACCTGATAGGGAATTGGACAGGTGTTTGCGCACCTGTCTTCTTTTTAAGGAGATCATATGCGTACATATCGTATATACATACCAATATTATTAATAATACTGAGCATTATATTACTGACAAAAAATACATTTACTGATGCAATATTACTTGATGTAAGTTATAATCAATTAACAAAAGAAACACAAAAACAAGTTGATTGTCTGGCTGATAACATTTATCATGAAGCAGGTTTTGAACCCAATGATGGCAAAGTAGCGGTCGCTCTTGTCACACTTAATAGGATGCAAGATCCTAGATTCCCAAAAGATATATGCGGAGTAGTTAAACAAAGAACTACTTCAGTGTGTCAATTCTCTTGGTTTTGTAATAAGGTCTCTATAAAAAATAAAGATGCGTATGAACAAGCAAAAGAAGTAGCAGTTTATGTCTATGCAAATTATGAAAATTTGAAAGATATAACACGAGGTGCGTTGTACTATCACGCAGATTATGTTAATCCAAGATGGAAACTCGAAAAGACTACTGTAATAGGTAGACATATTTTTTATAAAGAAAGTGGAAAACAAAATGATGTCAAAAATGAATCTGCAATTGAAGGAAGAACAGTCAAAACATTCTTTTATGCTACTGATGGAGGAGATTACTCTTACCAGCGTTAAAACTGCGGTTGAGTGGATTTTTGAAGCAAACTTCTCTGAAGAACCACCAGAACTACTTAATTTAATTATTACTAGTCCAGGTGGTGACCTTAATGCAGCATTTGCATTAATTGACACAATGAAAGGTTCAGCAATTCCAGTTAGAACAATTGGTCTTGGCCAAGTTGCGTCAGCTGGACTTATGATTTTTATCGCAGGAGCAAAGGGACATCGTTTGCTTACCCCAAACACTTCTATTCTGAGCCATCAATACTCATGGGGTGCGTTTGGTAAAGAACATGAACTTTTTGCCACTGTTAAAGAGTTTGACTTAACAACTAAGAAAATGATTGCACACTATAAGAAGTGCACTGGTTTATCTGAAGCAAAAATTAGAGAGGTTCTGTTGCCACCTCAAGATATTTGGTTAAGCGCAATCGAAGCAAAGAAATTGGGACTATGCGATGACATTAAAGACCTTTCTTGATTATGTAAAATTCTCTGGTGTGTGGATTAGTATTGCAATAAATCCATGGCATTGGAGAATATCAAGATCAATTCATAAACCAACTGATACTGATCCATCTTTATATGCAATTTATATTACCATCGGTCCATTATCTGTTCGCGCAATTTTAGATGATGGCTCATGGTAAATTTTAAGGAGAAACTATGAAAACAGAACTTGGTTTTATTATTGCAGTTACGCTTGCTGTTCTTGCATTAATTGGCTCACTATCATATAATAATTATACTGAATTAAAGTCTATGGAGCGAAACATTGAGTCTGCAATTGTAAAGGGAATTGACCCTGTTGCAGTAAAATGTGCGTATTCTCCACAATCTACAATGTGTACCGTATACGCTGCAAAAGCGAAATAACCCTATAAAGTTGAGGGGAATCCAAAATTTCCCTTTACTTTCATTTCAATTTAGGGTATAATATATACTGTGAACAACTATTTTGATGACTATATTATGCAAATGCTTTTTACATCACTCGGAAAATCTAAGAAGAAAAAACCCAACGCAAAACAACGTGAGTTGAATGAGAGTTGGGAGAAGATGTTAAAGAAGTATACCACAAAGACTGTTGCTAAACCAAAGCAACAACTCAGTGATGTATACTCACTTGGTGCACCTGCTTGTCGTGAGACACCTAAGATTCCAAGTCTTCCATTTACTGGTGGTCCATGCCCATTGAAACCAAATCCAGTTTACACTGGCGATAACATCAAGGGTATCGGTACAATGCATAAGTCTAATGCAGTTCCAGTCTTTTCTGATCAAGAAGCAAAAGATATTGCAACTATGAGGAGAGGTTAATGAAACACATTATGAAGATTCGCCTTCGCAAAGATGGCACTTGGGAAAACGTCTACGACGATAACTCTTCAGATCAAGAATTTACTTATCTCTCCAATGAGATGCTAGTAAAGATGCAAGCAAAGAAACTCAGCGAGATTGCATCAGATTATCTTGATCAAGCAGTTGAAGCATCAGGTTATAGAGATGCAAAAGCATTACTTGCATACATCAAAAATAAGACTTGACTTTCATTAAAAACTAAGGTATAATTACATTATGGATTACAAAACTAAACGCCACGAACTTCTAGTTCAGAAGATGAAACTAGACAAGTTCTTTACAATGTATCTAGATAAGTTTGATAAACAGATGGACTGTGAACGACCAAACACACCTGTCTGGAAACTCTTTAAACAAAAATCTGCAGAATATACTAAACTATGTCAGGAAATTCGTAATGTTGAATATTGGATTAAAAAATATGTCTAATCCTCTTGTTACTGCAGATCGAAATAGAATTTTCAAATCATCAAATGATTTTTCTATGCACATTGAACAAATTGTGCGTGATAAAAAGATATCTTACATGGATGCGGTTCTTCAATATTGCAAAGAAAACTTTATTGAACCTCAAGATGTTGCCAAACTTGTTAACAAGTCGCTCAAGGATAAACTTGAAGTGAACTTCCAAGATGAAAACTATTTACCAAAGCGTGCGAAACTGGATGTTTGATTGTGGATGGATTTAAAGCATATCGCTATTACCTCGCACTAAAATTACACTTTACTTCTGAAAAATTTAACGTCTTCGAAAATAGAGGAAATGTTAAAGGGTCACGTGAAGCGTTTGAAGCGAGAAATGATAGATATATTTTTGAGAAGTTGGCAAGAAAGATTGGCAACGATCGTGATATCATTCAGTTCTTTGTTGCAAACTTTGCTTATGGTAATGAATCTGCAATTTACGCAGGTCAAGAAGCCGATGATAATCTAGCTGAATGGAATAAAAGAAAACAGAGTATTACTAAGATTTTTATTGATGATCTAGCGTCTTTACTGACATATGTTGAGATAAATAAACTACCAACTTCTAGTATCTTTGATTTTAATTTTAATGAGTATCCTGCTGCATTAAAGTTGTTTCTTGGTAATAAAATTTCAATTGAAACTCTTGTAATTATAAATGAACTTGATCATATCGTTGAACACTGGCTTGATAACCCTACTGTTCACCATATATGGAATAATGAGTTCTTGCGAATTAAGAAGTTGACTGGATTCGTTAAATACGATAAAGATAAACTACGTAAGATATTTACACATTTTGTTGAAGAGTTAGATTAAAATGGGTCGCACTTATTATAAAGCATCAAAGAATTTTGATGATGGGAATTCTAGTAATAGTTCGGGGAAACCTGCTAGACATGCTAATGGTCGAAAGACTGGCGGTATGAGAACTATAAATAACTATGTTGAAGAAGATTATGATTTGAATGACGAAGACTTTAATGATGACGTTGAATTAGATGATAAGATTCAAATACAACATACTAAAAATAAACCGTAATATTAATACTAAGGAAACATACGATGGATATCCAAACACTCCGTAAAATGCGCAATCAAGACTTCAGCAAAATCGCTGGAGAATTTGATAAAATCTCTAACCCACAAAGTGGCGAAAAGAAGTCTTATGACGACAATCGCTTCTGGCGTCTAGAGGGCGATAAAGCTGGCAACGGAACAGCAACTCTCCGATTCCTACCACGTGTTGAAGGTGATGAACTCCCATGGGTTCGCATGTTCAACCACGGATTTCAAGGTCCAACTGGAAAATGGTATATCGAAAACTCCCTAACAACTCTTGGTGAAAACGATCCAGTCGGTGAGTTGAACACTATGCTTTGGAACTCAGGTTCTGATGCTAACAAAGAGATCGCTCGTAAACAAAAGCGTAAGTTGTCTTTCACTGCCAACGTACTCATTGTGTCTGACCCAAAGCACCCTGAGAATGAAGGTAAGGTATTCTTGTTTAAATTTGGCAAGAAAATCTTTGATAAGATTATGGACAAGGCTCGGCCAACCTTTGAAGACGAAAAGCCAGTAAACGTGTTTGATTTGTGGGAAGGTGCCAACTTTAAATTGCGTATGCGCAAGAAAGATGGTTATGCTAACTACGATGAGTCCGTGTTTTCTGACCCATGTCCTGTAGCTGAAGAAGATGAAGAAATTGTTCGTATCGTTAATGCTCAGTACAAGTTGTCTGAGTTTACCGATCGCAGCAACTTCAAGTCTTATGATGAATTGAAGAAGAAACTAGATGCAGTTCTTTCTGGTGACACATTCGCTGGTAAGTCTGCTGCTCAGATGGCTGAACAAGAAGATCGTCCAGTTGCTGCAGCACCTACCTTTGCTTCTAAGCCAGCACCTGCTCCAAAAGCAGTAGCTGTTGATGATGAAGATGAAGATGTTATGTCTTACTTCAAGAAGATCGCTGCAGAAGAATAAAACTTAATACCCAAAAGTTTAAGGGATCCTTTCGGATCCCTTTTTTCATTATGCGTATCGACTTGCTGCGTACCTACTATTAGATGATTCCTCGTTTCTAATTGGAGGTCTCAATTGAACTTGAGTAGTGTTATTATTTGTAGTAACTGGAGCATTAACCACATTAGTCTTGTTAGATGGAGCAGGAGTTTCCTTGGCGCCAGCATTTTCAGCTGATTGTGATTCAACTTGATTTGCAGTTGTTGGAGCAGCAGCAGTTGGTGCTGCAGCCTGTGGTTGAGCATCTTTCTTAAATGGATAGAATGGACCAATACCAACTTCTTTATTAATAACAGGAATTTTAAATTTAATTTCTGGTATGCCAATATTTTCAATCATGGACATAAATGCGTCTTTGATATACGTAATAAAATCAACATATGGCTTTATTACATGATCATATAAGAATTTACTAAAGTCTCCAATAACTTCTTTGATCTTTTCTTTATCGAATAAGCCGAATGTTAAGAAGTCAATAATACCAGCAAGACCAGCGATAAGTGCTGCGCCAATATCACCTGACTTTTGGAATTCTTCGAATCCATCCATAACACCTTCAAATAAAGCACCAATAATCATACCAATTGCGAATACTTTACCTAATGCTTTTAAGATATTCATTGGATTAAATAGTGCTTTAAATGCAGTCATTAAACCAGTACCGAGCATACTGAAAATAGTATCTAAGAAACCACCACCTGTTGGTTTAACTTCTTCTGCTTTTTTACTGTCACCCTTACCTTTAGCGCCACCAGTATTTTCAGCAATAGACTTAAGAAGATTCAATTCTTCTTCACTCATTCGCTTACTTTCTTGGTCAGCTTCTGCTCCCTGAACAGACTCAGCTGCAGTAGCAGTTGTTGTAGCAAACGCAGCTTTCTTTGCTGCTCCTTTTGCTCTCTGAGCATCAGTCATTACCAACCCTGCTGTTATATTTCTATTCACTGGAGTTGGACTATGAATATCTGTTGCTCTTTGATACTTACCAAACTCGTCAGCATTACCTTGTCGCTGCTCCATCAACTTAGCAAACTCTGGGCTAACTCGTTTTAAATGTTCTTCGTCATCAATTCCTGCTTTTGCTTTATGTTTAGCAATTGCTGCTTCAGTTTTTTTAGTTTCTTTGGATGCTGCATGAGCACCCTCAAAATCAGCAGATAATCTTTTCTTAAAATCAGCAGCAGACTCGTTCTTCATTGGAGCAGCGCCAAGTGCTTTTTGTTGCTCAATAAACTTGTCTTTTTCTATTTTCTTATCAAATATACCACCAACATTTAATGCACCCATCATAGTCTTTTTAAGACCACTAGCTGAACCAAACTTTTCTTTAAGACCTTCTTTTTTCTCAGCCATCTTTTCACCAAGAGACTTAAAGGTTTTCATACCTTTCGCCATCTCAGCAATATTCTTCGCTTCTTTATCCCATTCTTTTTGGAAGTCTTCTTGTAGTTTGTAAGTGCGACGACTGGCTTTTAGTTGGTCTTTAGCTACCCTCAACATCTCTTGTTGGATTTTACCATAGTCAACTGGCGCAGCTGCTGGCGCAGCAGGAGTTTCTGCTTTCTTAACTTCTTTAGACAAGTCCAGTAGAGTTTTAATAGATATAAGTTCACCAAGAGCCATTGACTGAGTTTCAAGTAACTTAGCAAAAGCAACATCATCCCAAGCGACTACTGATTGGGTAATAGTTTGTTGGATATTTACCGCCTGTTGCTCTACAGGTTTTTCTCTTGGTGGACTTTTTCTTTTTGGCATTTTATTATCTCTGCTGGTTAGCTGCTATTCTTTGTTTTTCTTCTTCTAAGTACTGAATTAATAATGTCGTATAAACTTCTCTCTCAAACGGTATCATATGTTCAATCTCTGCCAAGGAGTATTTGTGGTACTGCATCAAAGCGAAGTTTAGTTTATAATAGTTCGCCAAGTTTTCATGACAGAGATTCATTAAAAAAAACTTTGCATACCCTCCAAGGTTTTCTTATGATGTAAACCGCATATTGGGCAGTTATATTCTACATCTTTTTTAATCCTTGGTAATGTAGCGAAGAAGTTCTGAACTTTTATAAATTGCTCAGAGTTTAAGTTGTATAAGAAATTAAGAAGTTCTTCTTTCTTCGTTTCTTTAGCATAGTGAATTTTGTCACCTTCATAGATTAGTTCTACGCAATCAGCAACAATATCAAAAATATTATCAAGGTCATCAGAGTCAGCTTTTTCTAACTTTGTCATAATCTCAATAGTGGGATACTTCATCATAATACCAACTTCACCAAACAAGTCAATCTTGTTAGTGTGACCTTCTGGTGTTTCTACTTCAATCTTAGTAAGATCAATAGAGATCTTTACTTTTGCTTTATCATTTTGTTCACCATGATCAACATCGCAAGGAAAGTATAAATCTATAATTTCACCAACAGACTTTGCTCGAATTTGAGTAAAGATATACTCAAGGTCAAACGTAGAAAGTGTATCTGGATCTATCTTTTCTAAGATACAGGATCTGATAACGTCTTTCAAAGTGTCAACCATAACAACAATGTCTTCACTTTGCTGCGCAATTAATATTGACTTTTCTTCTTTAACTAAAAATGGGCGATACTTAACACTCTTTTTAGTAGAAGGGATCACCAAGTTATACGTTGGTGTGCTCATCACTGGCAATGCCATAATTACTCTCCTTTATTCATATTCTTAATTAACTTATTCAACTCAGCTGTGCTACCTACAAAGATAGCATTATTCGTCACTTTGTCACCAGCACCTTTCTTTGGTGCATCTAGTTTTTGTTTCTGTTGATGTATATCCAATAGTTGCTGGTTTACATCAGCAAGTTGTTTCATAAGGTTACCCACAACCTCAAAAGCACGTGGGTGTTCAGATTGTTTTGCGACTTCTAATGCATGATACAAAGCATTCTGGCCAGTTATTAGAAGTTCGCGTAGATTTGCTCTAGTAGTTTCGTAATCAGTTTCAATCTTACCCTCTGGTGTTTTTACAATTTCACCAGTAGCGTTATCAATCACTTCAAGTTGTTTTTCTTGGGGTGTCATATTAAACACCTCGGATAATGTATCATCTATTTTCATTATAGTTCGCCACGTTCCATTAAAATTTTCTTGTTCGCTTGGTGATCGGCTTGTGTCAGTTCTTTGTTTTCACCTTTATATGCAACAGCGTAATTATTCGCGATTAACCAATCATTTACTTTTGTTCCATCTTCAAGAATGAATACGCCAAGAATCCTACCAAATTTGTCATCATTATTATCTGACCTTTGTGTTTCAATAATCTGCCAAGAACCAACAGGAAGTTTTTCTGCTAGTTTCTTTTTAGACAAAAGACCTCTTGGCTTTTCTTCTTTATTTGTAGTTCTAGATTCAGGAGTATCAACACCAGCCATACGAACACGCTGGTTTGCTAATACAATATTAAACCCCAAGTCTAAATCAATATCAACAGTGTCACCGTCAAGAACTTTATTAATTTTACATTTATATTGGTACATAGTTAGTCGTTACGAGTGTTTCTAGTTGGAGGATCGTTAGGATCAAGAATCACTGGCGCTTGAGCCGACAACATTGGTTTTGGAATCGGCGCAGGAGTAACAACTGGAGATACGCTAGGTGCTACTGCAGTTGCAGGTACTGGAGCACCAGTTACTGGCGCATTATTGGCGCTTCCTGCAATCTTTTCTTGTGTACGACCGAATGCCGCAATACCTAAAACTGCACCCATTGCGATGTGGAATAATCCAGCACCTTGTAATGATAGAGGATTCCACTGAACTAATTGCTGGTGTTGTACTGATTGAATTAATGCCCAAAGAATTGGGAAGATAACCATATCAAAGAAACATACAACCATATACATCCAACCCATAGCTGGACGCCATTTTTTCTGCATCCAGTCTTCGTCTTTTTTAACTTCTTTAACTTCTTCTGTCATTTTATTACCTCTTTAAAATACCTGGGAGTTTTGTCATTAACTTGGCACCAGCAGCACCAATTGCGAAATTCTTTAATCTGTTAACGAAACCATTCAATGGATCTTTAGCAGTTTGAACTGCAGGATATTCGTATACTGGAGCCACTTCTTCTGGTTCTAATATTTCTTGCGATCCAACATGATAATACTTGTAAGCGAAGTTAACAGAGATTTTCATAACGTCTTTACCAGCATAATCTAATTGCACAGCCCCAATACTCTTTGGGTATGCTTCAAATAGTTTAATACCATAACGTGATTGATCTTTTAAATCTTGTACCTCAATTACAATATCGGTCACATACTCATCATAGTAGTTAAAGTTTCTTGTCCAAGGATCTTGAATTAAATTTAACCAATAATCAAAGATCAATTTGTTCTGCATATCTTTATCTACGTAGAAAGACATATTAATGTCTTCGTATAGACGTTCATATGGCGCTTTTCTAGTTTCACCATAAGTTCTCATATCCGCTGTATTATAATTTGTTCCTGGAAGTTGAACTTGGTCGCAGAATAATAATACATCTCTTAAAGCAGAATCAGACTCCCATGGTAAATTAAAAAATACAACGTATCTATTGGTTCTTGCTAAACCACTTGTTTTAACTTGTGTAATAAAGTCGTTTAATTTTGACATTACGCTCTTCTTATAATCTTTCTGGAATCTGCCCAGACTTGTTGTTTAGATGCGCCAACAAATCTCTCAACAGGTAATAACATAGCAGTTGCCCAGTCTTCTGAATAGATTTGTCTAAATTGGCTTCTTACATGACCAGATAAATATTGCTTTACACATGCTTTTGCTGGAGCATAACGGGAAATACCATCAATCAATGCCCAGCTGTATTTAATTCTAGTTGTTTCATCCCAACGACTATTGTTCTTGAATACCAGTAATTCGTCTAATAATTTAATACGTAAATCATAAGACAGATAATGCATGTTTAAACCATAGAATCCATCAGGTGTTTTTCTAAAAGGAAATACCAAAGGGAATCTATCATAATAAGGGAGATCGTCTTTTGTCTTTGGGTCGTATACATACATGTATAAGTTTCCAGGAACAATAGCAGATCTAAGATGACTCGGCTCACCTTTCATCACTTTATTGGGGGTGATGTTTTGCTGCGCCATTGACGCTACTTGTTTTTCAAACCAGCCTCTAGATCTCTTTACCGCAGTTAAAAGATCGTACTTGTTCTGGTCGAAAACGTCTTGAATTGGTTTCTTGATAGCCATATTCTTTATTTAGGTCAAACCAAGCCAAGTTCTTTTTCTGTTATGATTTTAAATTCCCAACCACGGTCTTTGCAGTATTCGGTTGCTGCTTTCCATTTGGCTTGATTTTTGATATACGTCATAGATTCAGTGATATATTTCTTGGTTTGACGTCCAGGATACTCTGGTGGAACACATTGTTTAGCTGGTTTTACCTCAACCAGATATCGCTTTAATGAACCATCTTTTTGTTGAACTTGAATCTGAAAGTCCACGAAATAACGATGTATCTTATTATCTGTTGGGCAACGATACGGGACTACAGTTTCTTCTGATTGCCACTTTATAATACTCGGATTTTTATCGCACCAAGATGCAAAACGAGTTTCCCAACTAGATCGCATGATAATGTTGGTTGGGTCTCCAGTATATTTTTCTGGATATATAGGTTTGAACAATCTTTTATGGAACATAAATAAGTAATAGAATAGCAAATAACCCACTATTTAGAGAAAATATATGGCCACCCAATACGACGAAATGGGCAATGCGATCGGAGATTACGATCCACCAGCTCCAGGTCCAGCAACGCAAGCACCACCAGCTTCTCCAAGCCCAAAACCAAACCTTTATACACCAAGAGGTGGTGCTACACCATTCGAAGATGGTAAATATGATATCGGTAATTATACTTACCCCGAAGATCTTTATTCTAATCGTGGTGATTATGGTGGTAACTATGCAATTTTCTACATCAACGTATCCACTGAATCCAAACTATTGAAACAAGAAGGTGTTCAGACAGTTGATGACTATACTCCGAACGACAGGGGTGATTTAGTTGGAATGGGTCTAACTGCTGCTCAACTAACAACTGCAAATGCAGCAGCAGGAGCAATTGATGGAGCTATCGCTGGTGGTTTATTAACTGGGGATAAGGCTGGAGCAGTAAAGGGTGCTGCAACTGGCGCTGTTGTTGGAGCAGCAACTGGAGCAATTGTTGGGTCACAAGGTTCTCGTTCGCAGAAAAGATTAAAGACTGCCATTGCGCTTCATATACCAAATAATCTTTCCACCAATTATAGCGTATCGTGGAGTGAAGAAGATACTGGTATGTTAGCAATGGCAGGTGCTGCGGTTCAACAGGGTTGGGAAGTAGCAAAAGCACTTGGTGGCAAGGGTAATAATACTGACGTAAGTGGAACTGGCGCAGCAATCCTTACTAACATTGCTTTATCGAAAGGTCCAAACCAAGCAGGAAATTCTGTTGCATCTGGTTTGGCAGCAAACCCCAAAAAGGAACAGGTATTTAAGGGTGTTAACTTCAGAACATTTAGTTTTGATTATAAGTTCTTCCCACGCAATTCTGGTGAAGCAGCAAACGTATTAGATATTATAAAACAGTTTAAATATCATATGCACCCAGAGTTTAAAGATAATAATAATTTCGTTTATATCTATCCATCTGAGTTTGATATTTTTTATTACAGTAATGGTGAAGAGAATTTAAGTTTGCATAGACATACATCTTGCGTATTAACTGATATGTCAATCAACTACACACCAAATGGTATGTTTAATACTTTTGCTGATGGTATGCCAACACAAATTGACATTACTCTATCATTCCGTGAATTGGCTCTATTGACTAAAGATAAAGTTAAGGATGGTCTATAATGTATTTTAAAAATTTCCCAAAGATGCTTTATGACTTTGATATTACTAAAATATCAGGATCTGGAACTCAAGCAAAAGCCACTGCGTTTATTGGTGGTGGAGCAATTACTGGTGTTCGTATTGATGATGGTGGTTCAGGTTATGTTTCCGCAGATATAATTTTCTCTGCTCCCGATGAAACATTTCAAGGTAGTCAGTCCGCTGCTCAAGGATTTGCTATTGTTAACAATGGTTCTATAACAGAAATTGTTATGACTATTGGTGGTGCTGGTTACACATCAACACCAACTGTAACTATCTCAACACCATATACTGTTCTAGAGACGCAAACTAAAGCACTAATCCTTACTGATATAACGAGAAACATTAGATTCCGCAGAGATATTCTTGCAAACATTACAGTATATGACTACTATGATGTTGTTGAAGGTGAGACACCAGAGATAGTTGCTGAAAAGATTTACGGTAATGCTCAGTATCATTGGATTGTTATGCTTGTCAATGAACGCTATGATTATCTTAGTGACTGGCCACTAACTCAACTTGCGCTTGATTTATATGTTACGCAAAAGTATGGTAACGACGCAAATGCTATACATCACTATGAGAATGCTGCAGGGATGATCGTTCCGTCAAATTACCCTTCGGCTGTCCCAATTACTAATGCAAATTATGAAGCACAAGTAAACGAATCTAAGCGTAGAATTAAGATTATATCTGCAGAGTTGCTGTCAACGATTCTTAAAAACTTTAAAGATGAAATCTAATGCAATCAGTAGATAAAGAATTAAGATTTGCTGGTGATGTTAGTATTGAGAAATGCGACATATTTACCAGTGGCGGATTAAGACAGGATATTGCTGCTCAGGTAATCGCCATTACTCTTTATGAAGATATATTTTCACCATTTATATCTGGCTCATTAACAGTAAGAGAATCATTTGACTTGGTAAATCTTTTCCCGTTCGTTGGTGAAGAGATGGTTGAGATTGAGATTGTAACCCCAACTCTAGAAGAAAAGAAAAACATACGTGGTACGTTCTACATCTATAAGATGACTGATCGAGTATTACTTGGTGATAAAATGGTTGCTTATGTGTTACATTTTATTTCACCAGAAGCCATTATTGATCTAAACAAAAAAATTAGTAAGGTGTATTCTGGTACACCAGAAGAAATTATTAAATCACTGCTTACTGATAATGTAAATGGTTTGCAGACCAAGAAAGAAATCTTTGTTGAGCCAACAGATAAGCAAATTAAATTCATATCAAACTTTTGGTCACCATCTAAGTGCATTACATGGGTTACTGATGGCGCAGTAAATAAAAACGATGTTCCCAACTATGTGTTCTTTGAAAATAGATATGGGTTTTACTTTATATCATTAGACACTCTTTACTCTAATGGCTTATATCAGTCGTTTACTAAGGATGGATACACTAGAGATTCGCTGCCGAATGGTGGTGATGCTAGAAACGTAGAAGAAGATTTTAGAAGAATAGATGAAGTAGCAATCCCAGTTGGCTACGACTACATGAGTAAAATTCGTGGTGGTATGTATTCTTCTAAATTGGTTTCTTATGATTTGAATAGAAAAGTATATAATGCTAGAAATTATAACATACGAGACAAGTACGATAAACTAAAGCACTTGAACCCAAATAAATTAATTGGTGATAATGCTATCTTTAGAGCCAATTCATTGATACTAAATTATCCAAGAGATAATGCTAACTTCAGTGGTTTTGGTGATGCCACTAATTACAAATATGCACAAGAGCGTATCTCTCTTATGAAATTGGCAGAAGCCAGTAAGATTGAGATTACGGTTCCAGGAAGATCTGACTATACTGTTGGTCAGAAAGTTTCCGTTACTTTAAATAAGATTCAACCAGTAAGCAAAGAAGATGATGACCAAGATTTGGTTGATAAGATGTTTTCTGGTTATTATATTATCTCTGCAATTAATCATTACGTAACTAGAGAGCGCCATGAGTGCCATATGGAATTGATCAAAGATAGTTTACAATTAAATATTGATGGGAAGAAATAATGTTTTATACAGGTGTAGTTGAAAGTCGTTCAGACCCATTAGAACTTGGTCGTTGTCAGGTTCGTATTGTAGGGTTGCACACTCACGATAAGAACCAACTTCCAACTCAGCAATTACCATGGGCAACTCCAGTTCAACCTATCGGTTCTGCTGCCATGAACGGTATTGGTTACACTCCAGTTGGACCAGTTGAAGGTACTACTGTTATTATTATGTTTGCTGATGAGGATATGCAGCAACCAATTATGCTTGGTACTGTTGGTGGTATTCCTCAAGCACCACAACCAGTTGCTGACGATGATAGTGCAACTGTTATTCAATCCTATGCGATTAAAGATATTGTTCTTAGAACTATTGATGGTCCAGTTACTGGCAAACAATTAACATTCATTGATAAAGAAACAAATAGAACTAATCTTACAAATGGATTAGCTGCTAATATGAAAGTCCTTGGATTTGGACTAAGCAAAGAATGCACCATAGTATCTATAGACTCATCAACTCAAATTACTATTAGTGAATCAGTCACTGGTTATGGTGAGAATATTATTACGTTTAAACCAGCAGCAACAAACGTAGCTGCGGTAAATCAAAGTAAAGCATCTGGTGTTCTAACTGATAGTAGCGGTAATCCAGTTCTTAGTGGTGATGGAACTCCTGTTCAAACTACACCTGCGCCAGCAACAGCAACTACACCTGCTGCGCCAGCGCCAACTGCAACTAATACTTCTATACCAACTGTCCCACCACCAAAGTCTTCATCAAATGCGAGTAAAGCATCTGACGGTATCAAAGCACTTATTGCTGCATGTGATAAAGTTGGATTGACTACTAAAGAACAGAAATGCGCTTTACTTGGTATCGCTGGTGGAGAGTCTGCGTGGATACCACAACTAGAAGGTTTTAATTATAGTGCTTCTCGTTTAAAACAAATTTATTCATTCACAACTGAAGAAACCGCAGCTAAATTTTCAGAAGCGCCAAAGAAAGGTGTTACTAGAGAACAATTCTTTAGTTGGGTATATGGTCCAACGCAGCGTGGTAAAGGATTCTTAGGAAACCAAACTGATGCGGATGGTGGTAAATATTATGGTCGTGGTTTTATTCAGCTGACTGGTAAAGGTAACTACGCTCGTTATCAGAAACTTGCTAATGCAGCTGGATTGAATATTGATATTGTTAATAATCCAGACTCGCTTGATGCTGATATTAATGTATCGGCATTAGTCGCTGCGCTTTATATTAAAGATCGAGTGCCGAAAGGAGTAAGTCCAACTGCGCATCCTGATTATTTCTTAGCAGCCAAGAAAGCAGTTGGCGTTAATTCACCAGACATCGCAGCAAGAAAATTAAAATTTTATGAATATTTCTATGGAGATCCTACTTCCGCTGCGGTAGAGAAAGACGCAAACCCTCCTGCAGTTGAGCCACCAAAGGATGGAAGTGACCCAACACCTGGTCCATCAGAAGCATCTATTGCTAATGGTACTGATAATACAGGATTCCGTGATCCAAATAATAAGTATCCTCTAAAAGATTATATTGGTGAGCCAGATACAAATCGTTTAGCACGTGGTATTGTTGATGGTACTATTGTTGCTAAAAAAGATGCATCTATTCAAAAGGGTGTTCCAAAAGCAATAGGACAAGGTAGTTGGGATCAAAATTTACCAGCATACGGTGCGCAATATCCATACAACAAAGTAATGGAAACAGAGTCAGGTCACATTCAAGAGTTTGATGATACACCTGGATATGAGCGTATCCACACTTATCATAGAGCAGGAACATATCATGAAGTAGACCCAATGGGTACCCAGACTAATTATATTGTTGGTGATAACTTTATGATTACTGAGCGTAATGGTTTCGTTTGGGTTGGTGGTGAGTGTAACCTAACAGTTGATGGTAATACTAACATCTTTTGTCGATCAGATGCGAATATTGAAGTTTCTCAAAATGCAACTCTAAAGGTTGGTAACAATTTAGATATTGGAGTTGCCAATGAAGTCACCATGGCTGTTGGTGGAAATTTCTTTATTAAAGCTGCGGGAGATTTTAAAATTGACGCTGCAAATATTACTGCAAAAGCACAAGCGGACTTTGATGTTCAAGCTGTGGGTGCTTTAGGTATTAAGGGTAATACAACAAATATTGAAGCAGTGGGAGAAGCAAACTATCTTTCTGGTGGTGCCACTAAAATGGATTACTCACAAGGTCAATTTGGTAATGGTGCTGCAGGCGCAACAGATTTGGCTAATATTGAATTAACTCCTCCACCTGCGGGAGATCCGTTGAATCCAACAGTACCGCAATTAATTCCACCTGATCGTAGAGTGGCAGATGGTGCTGCAGCTGAAACACCTGAAGATTATGCAACACCTGAAGGTAGAGCACAGTCAGCCCAACAGTCAAGAGAAAGCGGAGTTGCTAATCCACCACCACCAGTAAATGCAGAAACGCCAGCGCCAGCTGCAGGAAATACTACTGCGCCAGTACCAACAGATTGCAAAATTATCTACGCTACTACAAACTTTACTGATGACTATAGAATGTCCAAAAACTTCACTTTGGGTATGTTAATGGCTGGTGGTTTAAATGGTCAGCATAAATTAGTTGATCAACAATTAACTGGTCCTGATGGTAAAATAAGATTATATACGGTTCAAGAAATTGTATGTAACCTTGCGCAAACTGCCCAGAATATACTTGAGCCAGCATTGGCAGTTCTTCCAGGTGGTATTAGTGGATTGAATAAACAGTGGAAAATTTCATCAGGGTATCGTTTGAAGGGTGTTATAAAAACTGAATCTCCAAATTCATCTCATTGTAAAGGGTTTGCTATTGATATTGCGTTGCTATCAAAATCTCTACGAGAAACACATGAATTGGCAGTTGCTCTTGAGAAAATTCTACCTTACGATCAGTGTATATTAGAATATCGTTTCCCAGGTCAAGTTTGGGTTCACTTAGGATACGGAGTTTCTCAAAGAAAGATGGCGTTTACTATGCTTAATGATAAGACTCATACAAGAGGTAGTTTTGCTCTACTTGATTCTATTACTCCTCCAGGAGCAGTGGTAAAAGGATGACCGCATTAACATATAAAGGTGCGCTAAGTAAGGGTTTAGATGGTCCTGCTACTGGTCTAAATACTAAAGTTCAATGCGCTAAGAGTTTTGTTGGCGGTCTACTAATCGGAACAGTTGGTGATCAGTTTGATGCCCATGCAGTTGGCAACCAAACTCATCAAACTACACAGAGACAAATAACCTCTGGCGCATCTAAAACCTTCTTTGAGGGTAAAGCAGCAGCTAGAGTTAATGATCCAATTGCGGATGGTGATGCAGTTGCTCAAGGAAATGCAAAGACCTCGGTAGAATAACCTAAATAAGAATATGGCAAATAATACAAGAACATTCTCGGATTTAGATCTGAATTTCACGAAAAATCCCGTGACGATGGACGTTACTCGTCGTTATGATGAGGATGCTGTAAAGAATGCTCTGAAGAATTTGATTTTAACTGGTAACTATGAACGACCATTTCATAGCGAGATCGGTAGCCCAATTAGAAAACTTCTATTTGAACCAGCATCCCCAATGCTTGGTGCCATGTTAAAAAGAACAATACAGGATGTTATTACCTCGTTTGAGCCAAGAGTTAACATCATTGATATAATTTGCGTCGTAGCTCAAGATGATCAGACCATTAATGTTACTATTGAATTTACAATATTAAATACGACTGCTCCAATCACGCTAGATTTAACGCTACAGAGAACACGATAAATGGCAACTTCAAATAAAAAGATTAATGTCACA